TAATAACTTCAACAACCTCAATACCAATAAGTATGAATCCGGGGATAATCCCACGTTTGGTAATCTTACTCTAACTGGTGATTTAAAGCCTTCTATCTCGGCTACTGTTTCTGCGGCAGGAACAAACCAGACTGGAGCAACAGAACTTTCGGATATTTATAATATTATCACTACAGTAGGTTCTGGTGCAGGTGTTAAACTTCCAACAGCCGAAGCCTCGTTGACTTATACAGTTGTTAATGCAACTGCAACAAATCTATTAGTTTATCCAAACGTATCAGACAAGATTAACGGCGGAACGGTTAACGTTGCTGTAACGGTAGCTGCTGGATCATCTGCTACTTTTATTGCTAAGGATGCCACAGATTGGTATTCACTGACATCTCTGTTGGTATTTGATTCGAGCGGCACCAGACTAAATTAAGGTTATAAAAAAATGAATCCTTTAAAGATCAAAGCATCTGCTACACCGATTACGTCTTCAAACTTTCAGGGTTTGCAGACCATGTCGAATGCGGAAGTTAGAAATTATATTGCTAATAAGATCACAGTAGGATTTGCGACTGCGGTAAATAATGGTTCTAATACTGCCGATATTAATGTTGATACAGCAAACGCACTTTCTGGTACAGCAATCGGCACATTTGCTGATACGGACAGAACAGAAGCGACTGGTACTCACCCTGCTACTGGTGCGATAACTACCACAACTTATTATGCAAAGCAAATTACTGCTACTGATAATGGTACAATCACAAATCGTCCACTGCATTATGATGTTAGTGCAATCAGACAGATGACAGATGCCCAGATTCGCGCCGATATTATTGACCAAGCAGTTCTCTCCATGGTCACAGAATCGACTTATACTGCTGGTCAGTATCGTCTTGCTGGCTCAGCGCCAAGTGGCGGCACATGGACCGCTCGTTATACAATTACAGATGTTGCAAATGGTGGTAATACAACTTATTACATTTGGCAGAAGACTGCGGCTACAACAACACCTGATGCAGATCTTCGACCGCTAAAGACATACAGCGGCAATAATGTGCAGCAAATGTCGGATGCTGAAATTCAGCAAATGATTCCTTATTTCAGAAACCGTATTATCAGCACTAATGTTGGTACATATAAAATTCAAGCATCTTCACCAGTAGGCGGCACTTGGGTTAGCATGGGGTCTGCTTCTGATACTCGTGAACAAGTATCTTCTGTAAACTATACTGGCTCGTATTCTGGTTCTAGAACATATTCTAACGTAGCATATGGTGGCACTAGAACGTATACTCCCGCAGGATACGCAAATACTTTTGCTGGTTCTAGAACTTATTCGAACGTAGCATATGCTGGTAATAGAACATATTCTAACGCAGCATATGCATCATCATTCTCCGGTTCGAGAATAAAAACATTCTCCGGGTCGCGAACATATGCCGGTTCTTATACAACCAACTTTTCTGGTACTAGACCGTTTGCTGGCTCAAGAACATATTCTGCCAGCTATACTCTCTTTTATGGCGGTTTTGTTGGTGGTACTTTTGCAGGGTCGCGAACATATTCTAACGCTGGGTATGTTTCAGCGCCAACCAATTTTACTGGATCATTTGCTGGTAACAGAACATATTCTAACGTAGCATATTCGGGTTCATATTCTGATACATATACCTCAACATTTGCGGGTTCTAGAACATACTCGGCCAACTATTCTGGCTCCAGAACTTATTCTGGTTCATACGCAAACTCATTTGCAGGGTCAAGAACATATTCTGGTTCATATTCTGGTAATAGAACATATTCTGGTTCATATTCTGGCACATATGCAGGCGATACAATTCAAGCAACTAAAGATACAGTATCAACAGTATCTCTATGGATTCGTACCGCTTAAACTATACTATATACTTTATATTATTTCTTTTTATGGAGAGTTGAATGATTGTGGATGAAGACGCCATCGTATTGGATTCGGCTATTATTGCTGAAACAAAAGATTACGAAGAGCCTTTTTGGTTAAATAAAGAACTAAAGCAAGTAATGGTAATTATCATCTATCCAGATGGTAAGAGATTACCTGCATCGGTATCCGGTGAAGGTGGTAATCCAGACTATATTGCTATCATGGAAAAGTTTACCGAAGAAGATATCGATGAGAACACTCGACTTCGGGAAGAGCGCCGAGCCGAAGAAGTTCGCCAGCGTATGGAACGGTCAAAAGTAGACCAGCAACGCCGTAAAGACGAAGCACTTTTCGAAGCCAAACTAGAAGCCTTCGAAGTTCCTATTATCAAAAATTCCACAAACAAAGCATTGAAGACTAAGATACGCCGGTCAAAATCGGCGCTCGAAGTTTTAGCATATTCAACAATGCTTATTATGCAAGAAGAAAAGAATGCAGAATAACGGTTTCGTTTATGTAGCATCGCTCCGTAGAGGTTACTACCGAGCCGCTAAAAACTCCGCCCTATCGCTTCTAGACTTCTGGCCAGAAGCAAAGATTACCTTGTTCACCCATGCAGAATGGGTAGAAGAAGGGGACTACGAAATCTTTGAGAACATTATTACAGATGGTGTTCCTTATCACAAGAGAGCTAAACTCTGGGCGTTAGATAAAACACCATATGACTTGACAGTTTACATGGACTGTGATACAGAAGTTCAACATGACGATATTCGAAAAATCTTTGAACAGATTCCAGATGACATCGATGTAATCTTTACTGCTAATCGTCCATATAATGCAGCCCTCACAAAGTTATCAGCTACAGAAGAGATGACGGAGCATTGTGGTCTATTTGTGTATCGAAATAATCCTCAAACATTAAACTTGATGGCTGCTTGGTGGGGTGAGTATTGTAATCAAAACGAACCTGGATATGATAGAAAGCATTACCCGAAAGATGCTATGCAATGGGACACATTTACAATGTGGCGTCTATTGACATACGGTGATATGGGTGTAAAGACTGGAAGATTTCCTGACCCAGATGCCAGGTGGAATTTTGTTATTGGTTATAAAGAAGAAGAATTGAAGGGACAAGAGATTGTCATCTATCACTACACGTTACCGGCATCTGTATTGGACAAATAATGAAAGTTTCTAACAACATAAATCCAGAACTTCTGGAAATTCTTACTCCCTATGCAGAGTGGTTCTTCTCACAAACTGACCATGACAAATTAAGAGAGCCAGATAGACGCCGTGGATTCGATGTTGATACCGGCACTTCTGAAAAGTATATGAATGAAATGGTCGGCAAAGATGGAGAGCATGAAGGCTATCCGGAAACCGCTTTCTGTTGTGACATCGGACTGGTAGATTCTGTTCCCAAACATCACCGTGATATGCAACAGAAACTAAATCGTGAATTGATTTCTTTTCTAGGCGCTAAAAATAATGCAGTTCATGTTTATTATCCAGAAAATGGATTTATGGGCTGGCACACAAACTGGAATGCAAGTGGCTATAACATTCTTCTATCTTATAATACAGAAGAGGGTGGTGGCTTCTTTAGATATCTAGACCCAATAACAAAAGAAATGGTCACTCTTTGGGACCCCAAGGGTTGGTCGGTCAAGGTCGGCTACTTCGGTAGGCGTAGCGAGACTGACAAGGTCTTCTATCACTGTGCTGGGAGCCGCAGTAAGCGGCTCACTCTCGGTTATGTTATTCCTCATGAGGACCTCTGGAAATCTATGGTTGAAGATATTACGGGTGTAGATTTTACCGATCTTTGACCTTTTGGCGTCCTTTGTGTTTTGCTAGAAGCTCTTCTAAGATAGTCAAACTTTCATGCATCTTTTCGATTTCATCTAACATTTTTGGAACAGCAACCGATGCTTGGTGAATGATTGCTTGTTCGTAATTTGCGCGTGAGATAGTAGCAAGTTTAATTCTTCTACGTCTAAAGAAATCTTTAATCCGGTGGAATAAAGAAGGCTTTCGTGCCTCGACCATATTCAACTGACTGCTTTTTTGGTCAGTTGCTTTCTGGCGCATCTTTACAATCTGGTCTTCTCTGGCTTTTTCTGTCGCCTGTTTTTCTTTGATAAGTTTTTCATTTTCATTACGCAAACTTTGCAACTCGGCAGAAAATCTAGATACCTCTTCCGCTTTCTTCCGCTGCAATTCTTCATATTTTTCTTGTGCAATTCTTTCCTTCTCTAGTTCTTCTGGAGAAGGCTCATTACTTACAATTTCTTCTTGCAAGTTTCCGTCGGTCCACTCGTCTACAACTACTTCCTCGGACGGAACCTCCATCCAGGGCGCAAGTGAAGGTGGCGCTGCTACTAACGGTTCAGGAATATAATCTTGCGGCGGTGGTGTGACGACTCTTGCTCTTGCCATATTATTTCTTCCCTATTACCATGAAGCGGTCAAACTCAACCTTACCATCCCAACTATAGTATGATTGTTTGATTGAACCTTGATATGAAACATTAGTAACTCCGACATTTTCGATATGCTCTTCAATGGTCGGGACGCAATTGATGCCATACATTTCACGAAATACATTAGATGACTGGCATGCAAAAATACAATCTGGATTTGCAGTAGTCATATTCTTCAAAGGATACATAGTCTCACAACCAAGCGAAATAACTACATCTGTATTTAGCGCATTGATATCATGATACGCAAACGGGACATCCCAGTTTAAGTGGTGTAATCCTATTCCTTGCTCAGAATAATATGAGTTAAAAACTTTAGAAAGTTCCAGTGCATCATTATCGATATCGATTAGCGTCAATTTCTTTACTGATAGATTTTCGCAGACTAGCGGAACTAATGGGAATCCTAACCACGAGTTTAAAATTACAACATGAGCATTTTCTGGCACAGATTGCTTTTGTAGTTCTTCTACTAACCAGATTGCTGCTTCCATAGTATTTGGATTTAGAGACTTACGAAAATCCTCATGCTTCCATTGCATTTCATGATTGATTTTTTCTAGGCCAAGGCCCCAATTTTTGTAGTTATTCAAGAAATTATAATTTAACATCTTCTGGTCTTTCCATAGAATCATATAAACGAACAATAGGCTTCTTACGTATTACTCTTTCACTCACATCATTGGGCCACATATAGCCATAATTATAACTATATACCCAGCCGTCAGGAAAAAAGTCAATATTTAAAAGTCGCTCTCTTTGGTGACCAAATAGATTATCAAGTCCGCGATAATAAAAAAACATTTGGTCAGGATAATCTGTAACGAACTTTGTAATTTTTTCAGTATCTAAACTATCATTCCATCTCAAAACACTAGAGTTTAAATCTGTAAATAGTCTGGGATTATCCTTAGTGTCAATTTTCATTTGCTCCAAGTTATGCCAGTGTGTCTTAATGAATGTTAGACAATCTTTGGGTTCGTGGTCAATAATAGGATCAATACTATGCTGTAGATATACATCTAGGTCTAAAAATAATTTTTCGCCAGTATGAGTCACTACATTTTTATCGAACAGATATAATTTATTCCACCATTTCTCGTAGTAATTATTATCAGGAAATGGTATGACTTCGATATCATCGATTAGATTGTCACTATCTTCCGTCAAACAAAAGAATTTAAATTCTTTGGACGTTTGCTTTTTACATTGGGCAAATATCTTGTTTACATGTTCCGCGCCATATTTGGTACCCCATTTTACTGTATAGATATTAATCATTAAACATTCCAATGTTCCAATAGGTCTGGGTCAACTAGAGTTTCTTGTTTTACTTTGCCCCGGCGGTCGTCCTTAAACGGAAGCAAGTCTACGTTAAATACGCACAGTATGCAGTCTTTTCTATATTTAGCGACTTCTAAATCGCCTTCATACCAGTTGCGGCCACGATTGTATGAATATGCAAATGTGCTTGGAAAATGTCTCCATAATGGAGTATCGCTAAAGTCTCCCCAACGCCAGCTATGATAGTTATCAGTTCCATCAGTGAATGTGAACCAGATACGCTCTTGATGTTCTAGAACATCCTGCCAAATACATTCTGTCTGATCGTCTGACCAGACCATGCAACTACCATTCGTATATGCACCATGCGCCAACTTGAAGTTGCGAGACTTCATCGGACGAGGGTCTTGCCACCATGACCGTAACTTGGTGGGATTTTCTAAGTCGTAAGTGATGATTGGCGACAAATCATTTTGTATGATAACATCAAGGTCGAAAAAGACAAATCTTCCAGTGGGTTTATCGTCTGCGAAGTTGTGGGTATTGAAGATGAACGTCTTTGGTCTGTCCCAACAACGTGCCATACCGTATTTAAAATCATCTGAACCAAACCAGTATTTTGGGTGGATGTCGGGAATATCTGGGAAGTCGATGACTTTAATTTCATTTTCAAACCCCTCACTGTTGTCGGTATAGCAATAGAAATGGAACTCAAAATTATCTGGAGTATGCTTCTTTGCCATCCGATATAGACGGTTGACAAACTCGGCATCATATTTGGTGCCCCATTTACAGCAAACGTAATTAACTCTCATTTCCATAATCCGATAATATTTTCGTCACGACATTCTGATAATTCAACGTGGTCTTTGGCAGAGGGATGGGGAACATTGTCTGTGTTGAATAAGCAAATTTTAGCATCATCTCTGAAACGAAAACGCACTACATCATCTGGATAATATCGTCCTCTGTTCCAAGAATATACCCAGCTTTCTGGAATATTTTTCCAGAATTCACGTTGACGCCAATAATGATAGTTATCACTACCCTTGAAAAATGTTTTGAAGACTATTTCATTGTTTTCATAAACATCATAATATATATGACGGCATTGACCATATGACCACAACATCATACTAGAGTTGAAGAATGTGCCTCTGGTATCGATGAAGAATCTATCATCTATTTGATTTTCTGGCTGCCATAAGCAGTGAATTATTCTGGGCTTCTCTGCTAAGATATCAATCTCATCGATGTTGCTTTGAATTACTACATCCAAATCGAAATAACAGAACTTATCTTCTGGTTCACAATCTAGCCATTCTTCTGAATTGAAAACTAAAAACTTGGCTCTATCAAAACAGAATGCTTCTTTACCGAAATAGTATTTTGGATGTAGTAAATCGTCATCTGGAATAGGATGAACTTCACATTCTAAATCAGTTGCATCGTCCGTATAACAAATAAATCTAAACTCTCCAGTATAATTCTTCTTTACCATGTGATATAGATTGTTCACATAGTCGGATGAATATTTGTCACCCCATTTGATTGTTAGAAAGTTCATCATATTTCTTGTCATATCCTGGATAATAATCTAAACCATTGAGTAGACATACTGTATACTCTGGTCGGTATCTGTCTACAATTCTTTTCTCTGGGTCGTAGTAATCTGCTCCATAAAGAAACGAATAAAACTCGCCTTTGGGAAACCACTTAAAATCAAACTTCTCGTGCCACAAAAATCTATCGTCGCCCCAATACTTTATCATATAATAGTCCATGTCTTTTTCAAAGTGTTCCCAAATCTCTTTGGCTTTTGGACTACCAGAGCGCCATAGAACGGCGCTAGAATTATAATTGCTCAAATATTGTTCACTATAAGAACGAGCATCTTTATCCACCCAACTTATATCCTTCCAATATGTATAGCATATAATTGGGCGTTCGTCAAGATAATTCCATAGATGGTCGATATCTTTTTGTATTCGGATGTCAAGGTCAAAGTAAAGAACATCACCCAGGTCTTCTAGACTATACATCCATATTTTAATGAAAGTACCGTCTACATCCTCTGGTAATGGAATTACTTTAACTCTGGGGTCGAGAGTAGTATCGTCCGTTATACAGGCGTAATTATACTTACCACCAGTCGCTTCAATGATACGATCTACATCTTCTTTGGAATATTTTGTGCCATATTTTAGCATCAAGATCGTTTTCATAGTTCACCTAAAATTATAAATAAGTTCAGATACATTTATAAGGGTTCTTATGGCGCAGGTTCAAAATATTTATATTGATCAGGGAACGACCTTTAGTTTTACTATAGCAGTCGGCGATCAATACGGAGATGCAAAGGATCTTTCTGATTATACTGCCGCATCCCAGATGCGCAAATCTTTCTATACAAATACTGCAATAGATTTTACCGCAGACATTTCTTCGCCCCTAGATGGCGAAGTAACTATATCTTTGACCGCGGAACAAACTTCTGAAATAAAAGCAGGCAGATATGTCTACGATATTGAGGTTACAAGCGATGAAGAAACTATCAGAGTTCTCGAAGGAATTGTAGTAGTTAATCCAGAGGTAACGAAATAATGACTGTTAAAGTAACTGTTCCAAACACAAAAACTATAAATACAAGTATAGTTAGTAAGCGCGGCGCAGCATCGGTTGAGTCTTTGGCTAATGTGGATGCGGCGGGATTACAAGATGGATATACATTGATTTATAACTCAGAAACAAGAAAATGGGAAGCCGTTAATCCTTCCACGGTTGTTGCTCCTGATGCCATTGATGGCGGAACGTATTGATAAAAAATAATAAATGTAAAGGAAACTAGAATGTCAACAATTATTCAAATTAAA